TACCGATACTTTTTCTTAATTCATCTGCTTCTTGTAGATTAAATCCAGCAACAACTCTGGAAATTTCCATAGCCTGTTCTTGATAAATCATTTCTCCGAACGTGTCTTTGAGAACCGATTCTAATATTGGATGGAAATAATCAATACTCTCTTTGCCATTTTTGCGGTCTATATAGTGATTAGTAATATTTTTACCGTCTCTGATGGCTTCTAATGATCCTGGTCGTAACACAGCAATTAGAGCCGATAACTGCTCTACATTTTCTGGTTTAAGTTTTTTGGCCATCATTTGACCAAGTCTTGATTCTAATTGAAAAATACCTTTAGTATTTCCATCAGATATCAATTCCCATGTTCTTTTACATTCTAGATTGATGTTAGCAATTTTCGGAGAAAATATTATTTTATTATTCTCAGATATATCAAATTTACACCCGCAATCAAACTTATATTGTCGCATTCGCAAAAGATCCTTTGAATTTTACTTTATTTCCCAAACTTCTATGTAACTTTAAAAATCTAATCATGATTTCTGCCGTATCTTTAACGTCTTTTAGTGCGTCGTGGGCATTCTCTTTACTAATTCCTAGATAATCTCTTAAATTATCTAAAGTATAGTTTTTTAAATCATTATTATATTCAAACCAATAAAATAGAATATTCATTACGTCAACAACATCTCTTGGATAAAATAAATCTGATCTTGCTTCTTTATTAAGATTACCATATTTAATGCTTAATCTTTCTATGATTCTTAAGTCAAACCTATTAATATTATATCCAGCTGCTATTGGTGCAGTGAAACAAGACTTTTTGCCATTTGATCTAATATGATACATATTAAGATATGAAACAAACATTTCCCAACCTGTTTTTTGATCTTGGTAAGAATTCCATGATTTAAGAATATCATTCTTAGAGCACGCTCTTACTTTTGCATGAAAATCTAAAACATCGCTATCTTCATATTTATACGAAGAATTATCATCCAATGCTTCTGGTTTAAGGTTGATATTAAATTCTGAATTTGGTATTACCTCCAATTTAATTGGATCAACTATAATAGCGGCTATCTGTACTGGACTACACTTGCCGGGATCTACTCCGTCTGTTTCCATATCGAAAACACAAAACTTTTGAAAATTAGGCATTTACTGTCACCGTTGTTGAAGTTTCTAGTTTAATTCTTTCATTACTGTTAGTTGTTGATTGAGCATTGATGCGTTGGCAGCAACTAATTCTTATCTCTTGCGTTTTAGCATATTCTTTGCCATTGAAAGTGAATCTATCTCCTATGGCTAATTCTCCAAATGTTTTATTCATTATTGTACCTCCTTAGATAATAAAAGTTCAGAAATATACATGGCCTTGTCAAGAAATGCCAGACCTAGTACGTCAAACTTGATTACACCTAGATATTCTAGATCTTGCATTTCCATGCCAGCTATAGTTTGTTCATTTTTTGCATCATAAACCATTGGACATATATTCTTTAATGGCTTACTAGAAATAACAACTCCAGCAGCATGCTTGGATTGATTTGATTTAGTTCCCTCTAATCGTATGGCTTGTTCAAATCTTTTTGATAATGGTCCTGACAGAGAGCCATCCTCGCTATTAATATAGCACCACTCTTTCAGATTGTCAACATTATTTTCTAATGCCCATCGAATAATGGAAGATTCGCCAGTTTCTTCTTTCATTTCTTGTAGTTCATCAGCAATCTTAGCTTCATCAGGAATATTTTTAGTAATTTTATTCATCTCTTCAAAGCTAATATTTCCATATACTCTCAATACTTCTTTTAGTGCTCCTCTGCCTTTCATGGTATTATATGTGATCATTTGAGAAACTTGCTCATGACCATATTTATTTTTTACATAATCGATAATATTTTCTCGTTTATTAATTGGAACGTCTATATCTATATCTGGTAGTGATATTCTATCTTTAGTATTTCGTCCAGCAGAATAAAATCGTTCAAAAATTAATTTATATTTAATAGGATCTATATCAGTAATTCCAATCAGATAAGACACCAAACATCCAGCGGCACTCCCTCTTCCTGGGCCAGCAAGCCAATTATTATTCTTAACATAATTCACAATATCCTGAACAATAAGAAAATAACTAGACAATTTTGCTGTTTGTAACACATCCAGCTCATTCTTTATTCTATCAACATAAATATTTTCATCATCAACCCTATCTTTGATTTTGTTTCTCCATCCATCTCTACACAATTGTCTTAGAAAAGAGTCAGGCTCAAATCCTTCTGGACAAGCAAATTCTGGCAATAATGGTTTACTTTTAATTTCATAGTCTTCGCATAAGTCTGCTACAAAATTTGTATTTTCCAGTTCTTCTTCATTATGCCATCCGGCCATCTCTTCAAAGGAAGGAATATGATATTGATCCGACTTGAAAAAACAACCCATGGGAAGGTCATCATTTGATAGTAATTTTCTATTAATATCACTAAATGTTAGTTTTAGATTATTGCACAACAAAATTCTTTGATCAACAGCATCTTCTGATTCTGAATAGTGAGCATCTGGAGTGGCGATAACTTTGGTATTTGTATTTTTAGCAATAGTACGAATAGTATTAGTTAGTTCTATTTGTTGTGGAGTATACTGCTGGTCAAATAATTGAGCTTCTAGAAAAAAATTATCTCTACCAAACATATCGTGCATTTTAGCAACGAACTCTTGACCTATTTTAAGGGACATTTCTTGTTTGTATAATTTATTGGCAATGGTGGATCCAAGATGACCACAAAATCCTAATATATTACCATCCAGCATTGATGATAATGTATTCAAGTCCAGTCTTGGCTTTTTATAAAATCTGGACGGCACATTTGATTCTGAAATAATCTTGATAAGAGTTTGCCATCCATCGTAGTTTTTAGCCAATAGAATAAAATGAGATAAGTCATAATTCTCTTTGCTTTTTAATAGAGAGTCTTGTTCGCAAATATAAATTTCGCATCCTAAGATTGGTTTGATTCCAACCTCTTTCATGGAACTATGAAACTGTACTGATCCAGATATATTTCCGTGATCTGTTAACGCACAAGTTTTTGCTCCAATTTTGGAGCATCGTTGTGCTATTTGCTTTGGTTTGCTCAATCCGTCCAATAGAGAATAATGAGAATGCACATGCAAAGGAGTATAATTGGCTATCATATTGATCCTGGGGCTTTATATTTACCAAATGAGTGAGTTGGGTTCTTGTATGATCCTATCACATAGTCCATCCCATGCAAGTCAATGTCATGTTTAATTTGTTCACATTTAGTCATTAGTGAACCAATCTTGCAAGTTTGGTTATCTCTATATTCTTCTATTGGCTGTATGCCTGTGTTTTCAAATGTTGTTTTACCAAAGTGACATAATTTGCTACACATCCATGTTTTATTCAGTCTGGGCTTTTTGGTTCTCTTTATATAATCAAATTTTGTTCGTATCATATCTTCTGTTTTGGCTAAATCGCTTTTATCAAAACATATTGAGAATGGTCCTCCGTCATTAATAAAATAAATAGAAAATATGATATGGTCTATATGGGGATATAGTTGACTAATAGCATAATGATAAATTCTTAATTGTGGATCATTTTCTAGTTTTTCTTGTGTTTTTTCCTGGCCAGTTGCCCAATCTAATCTTTTTCCTGTTTTCCAATCTATAATCTCAATAGTTTTATCATTTGCTAATGTTACTAAATCTATAGTCCCTTTTAATGCCAAATTCCCTTTTAATGTTCCGTCAGGAGTATCAAAACTATATTCTGACCATTTCTTATCAATCACAAAATCAAAATGTTGTTCTGGCCTTAATATGTGTCTATTTCTAGGATCAAACATGCCATCATTAAACTCTATAGCCTTATAGACCCAAGCATGGCAATCCTTGTAATCTTTTAATGCCCATTTATGATGATTAGTAGCATCAGTATAATGCTTATATACTTTTTCGATAATAGTATTGAGGTTATAATTTGCAACGTCTAATGCCCCAATTACATCATCATCGATTAATGGTATATTATCTTGTTGAGCCTGCTTAATGACTGCTAAAATTTCTAGAACTTTATGTACAATTGTGCCTTTATCTGCTTTTTGTCCAGATGGTCCTCTCCAGCCTAAAACATATTCTATAAAAAATTGTTGCTCACACATACAATGAGTATTATATGATGAACTTCTAAAGTATGTGATTATAATAGGATCATTCCTTTGTCTTGGAGAAATCGGATAATAGCATTGTTTTTATTAGATAATGACATGTCATCATTATTAATTATTAAATCAAAATTATCTGGACTATATTTATCCGGATCCAAAGATACTTCGCTTAGGTGGGTTGAATTATGAGGATTTAATGTTAATTTAATAACATATCCATTTGCAGATCTTACAGCATCAACTTCATTAGGAAATCTACAATCTGCTATAATAGCAAAATCATGATTCTCGTTTTTGATTTTATTTAGTGTTGCTTCTGCCCAAACATTACGTTTTAATTTACGAAAAATATCTGTTCCAATAATTTGCATAACTTGTCTGGCAGTTAAAAATCCACTCGAATCAAATTCATTATTCGAATTCCATGAAGCATCATATCCTGGCAAGTTTTCCCATTTAATATCAGTTAATGAGTTTTTTATATGGTCATCCCCGTAGCACTGATCATATGTTAGACCCAGAATATTTATACATATGTCTTGCTTTAAGGTATCTGCAAAATTATAAATTTTGTATGTTCCTAGACCATATTTGTCTATTACAGACGTTAGGAATTCAGAACTTGTTGTTTTGCCTGATTGTTTACGTCCTGCAAATGCTATAATTGTTGTCATAAAGAAAAACTCTGTATTTGTGGTAAAATTATCTGTTGTACTTGATCTACGCTCATCGACCCAATATCTTCATGTGATATTTCAATAGTCCTAATATTGTATGTTTTATGACATTTTTTCTTAATAGTCTCTGTTGCTTTTCGACCAGCATCATCATTGTCCATGATTGTAACCAGAGATAATGCCCCAGAAATATCAAGAAGCATTTTTTGTCTATCGGATAATGAAGATCCAAAGATCGCCAAGGAATTATGAATACCGGCCTCCTCTAATCTCCATACATTTCCAGGACTTTCGACCAAAATTGCCACTCCCGACTTTGATATATAATCTTTTGCAAACCAGTAGTTGTAAAGATGTTCTTGTGTTTTAAAGTCTTTACTATGTCTCCATTTTGACATTAGCCATAATTCATTATCTGATGGGCATGATTTATCAAGATTATGAAAAGACTTACAATTATCACATTTTTCATAAAGGCTTCGTCCTGTGCATCCTATCATATGTTTGTGATCCATATCATAGACAGGAACAACTGCTCGTCCTGACATCTCTTTAGAGTCAGCCATGCAGTCACCAACGTCATACTTTTTAAGTATCGACTCAGAATAGCCTCTGTTTAAAAAATAAGGAGACGGTATGGATAGGGACTTTTGTACTTTTATTCTATTTATAAAATTTGATGTATTTTTTTCTTTGTTAGAATTAATGTAGTTAATAGCATTTACGAAATTGCTTTTTTCTATTGTTTTTTTATCTATCTTAATATCATCAATATTTTGATTAACAAATCCTTGTGCAAATTTAAGAGCATCGTCAAAAGTTACCATTTCATCTCCATCCTTTTGCCATCCATGCTCTTGATGAGATAAAACTCCTCTAATAAAACCTATAATAGAGGACTTGAACATTTCTTCACAATGATGAGTACGACACTTCCAATTTCCTCTATATCTGTCTCCTTCTGGATATAGATTAATAGCTGATGCATTATCTCCACCATGAATGGGACAACTCATCGTAATCATCTTAGCATACATTTTGTATTCTATGCCAAAGAAACCTAGCAAAGATTCTATTTCATCACATACTCGATCCGATAGAATCTTTAGTTTTCTTTGATCATGAGAATGGTATTTCTTGTTCATCGTTTTCATTTATCACAAATCCATTTTTGTTATTCTTGCCGCCACCACTAGACAGTTCTAGTTTTGTTTTACCTTCTGTAATTTTTGCACACCAACCTTTTAGATTAAAATTAATATAATCATTATCATCCAAACAACCTCCGTGTCTGCTGATTAATGGTAACAATTTACGATTACCAGAATCTCCACCATCTTCTGCTATCTCTTCATCACTCTTACGTTTAAATATACTGAAGTTACTACATAACCAAATAATTCTATCAGAACCGCTTGCAGTATCAGTACTTTCTTTGGTAATACCATCTCTATTTAGCTGAATAAAGCCCAGTATTGGTACTTGATATTTTACAGCAAAATTATGTAGTGCTGTCATCATAAAGCCTAATAGTTGGTATTCTTTCATGTCCTGAGACATGCCTGTACTGTCCATAAGTTTAAGATAATCATAAATAATTAAACAGTCCTTAGCTGTTCCATCGCTATTTAATCCAACCTCTTTACATATCCATCTACGCATAATACTTATTTGCTCATCAAATGGTTTACCAGCAATAGACTTATAGTAAAGTTTGGTTTTCTTTAACTCTTCTATAGATTCTTGAATCTTGCTATTTTGTACGGGTGAGTCTGAGAACTTTCCTGTTTCGATTTTAGAAATCTCTATCTCTGTCATCATTGCCATAACTCTGTGGATATGATCTTTATTACTCATTTCAGTATCCATATTCAATACTGGAATGCCTAATTTATTAGCAACATAAAATCCCACATTGTCTGCCCACATAGACTTACCAGCTTTTGGTCTGGCTGCAATAATATTAACTGTTCCTTTTCTAAATCCACCTCCTATGGCCTGATCGTATATTGGGAATCCACTAGAGATACCAACTTGTGGAACAGGATTAGTTACTAGATATTCTATGTATTCTGATAGTCCGTCGCCAATGTGGTATGGTTCATTGTCATTAGAAAGATTACTTCCAAATTCAAACAGCACATCTTCTGCAATAGACAAAATTGATGATATTGGCTCAGACCCAGTAACATCTAATAGTTTATCTTGAACCTTGCCCAATTCTGAGTGCAAAGATCGTGCTATTTCCAGCTTCTTAATTTTTACAGCGAACTGTTTTATGTTATCTATATTCGCTGGAAAATCTTTAATAGCTTTTAGATGTTGTGCTTCTTCTTTCTTGTTTAAGATATGACTAAAGCCAAGGTCTTGTGCGGCCGAGTATATCGACGCTATATCCAGCTTTGATGTTAAATCTTTGGAAAAGAGATATTTTATGCAGCCATAAATTAGCTGATTACTATCTACAGTGAATGAATCATTTGATATGATATCATTAACTTCCAAATAAGCTTTATCTCCATATTCCAATATGCAGCTAAGTACAGCCCTCTCGGCTGACGGGTCACATAAAATCATATTAACCAGGTGCTCCTGAACATTTGTTACACTTATATCTACCGGGAGAATCTAAAATTAAACTAGGATTTACTTCTTCAACCCTTTGACATACCCTGCACTGAACTCTGACAGGATCAAACTCCCTTGTTCTAATAGAAGGAGGATGCACGTTGAGCAACTTATCAATCTGAGCGTCGTTTTTATGCATCGTCTTCTCCATCATCTGGTCAAACTTATTGGGTCTTTGAGGCTTTTTAGAAGACTTATCAACCTTAGACTTTGTAATCTTTTTTGTATTTTTAACGGGCTGTTCGTCAACATAATCCTCAGACTCATCAGAATCAGACGATAGTCCTTTTTGTAAAATAGCAATCAATTGTCTAATATCGTCGTCTTTAAGAGACATGTTTCACCTTTGTTTTTTGTACAGATAAAATTACTTCTGATAAATTTTTAATATTGTTAGCAATATATGATAACCGATCAATTCTTTGTTTAGCATATTTCTTTATACTATTCAACGAAGAGGCTTTGTCATTATGTTTAATGGCTTGTAATGACTTCTCTATATATCCATATCCTTTATAATTATTTATCTCATCAGCAATAGTTTCTTTGATTCCCTCGTCCGCCCAATTATATCTAGCAATTTCTCTGTTTAAACTGCGTTGAACGTAAAATGCAAATTGTGAAAATCTGTATGCTATTTGAGCACAATCTTCAGGGGTTAATTTTTCTACTTCGTCTCTAGTCATCGATAAGTATTGATTAATTTCTGTTTCTGTTACGGCACATCCGATACCATACTCTGGTAGAGATAAAGTTTTTTCATATTCATCAAGAATTTTATCCCAGTATTGTAGTTCTTCTTTAGCTGTTTTTGTCATCTAATCTATTTCTCCACTCTTGTTCTGATTCTGAAAATGGTAAAACAATATGAGTTATATTATTTTTAGAACACCACTCCTCTTTATCTTGATCTCTTTTTTTAGCTTTTAAAAAACCAGCTATATTATTATGATAAAATCCAATAAACTTATAATGTTGTTCTCCATGAACCTCTATACAAGTTTTGATTAATGGTAAATAAAAATCTAGATATAATGTTTCAGATTTCCTAATAGGGATCGGGACTTCTTCTAGAATTTGTAATGTAGGGAATTTTATTGTAATGGTTTTTCTGGCCAATAAATGCAAACTAGACTTGTTCTGCATTCTACCCTTTGAGATATGACCTGTCAACTGCCAACTAACAATTTTATTATCCAAATCAACAGTATTTATCTTCATTTAATTCCTAATAGCTCTTTAACAGATTGGTTTACTTTTGTATAGGCTTCTGTATTTTCTAATAAAAATGCCCTAACCTTTTCTGTTCCTTGAAACTTAGGAGCTTCTTCCAAACAAGATATTGTATACCAAGCGCCACCCTTTTGGATAACTCCTAGATCAGATGCTAGATTTACTAATTCTGTACACTTATCAATTCCTTGTCCATATCTAATATATGATGTTGTAACGGCGCCTGGAGCACCCAAAGCAGAACAAACTACTTGCCATTCGATTTCTTGTCCTATTTGGGTATTATCAGCCCCAATGACCCACGGCTTAAATGTTTTAGCTCTTAGCTTAATATCTGTTTGATAAGCTATAGCCTGACCACTCTTTTCTTTAAATTCTGCACCATATCCTGTTGGATTACCCATCAAGTGAGTAATTCCAATAACTACATTTCTATTAACCGGAATAACATTAGCCACTTTACGACAAAACTTAGCTAATAATTTAGCACCATCTGCTCGTTGCATTTTATCCATATCGCTAGTAATTTCTGCTTCCGTACATAATGCAGAATATGAGTCTATGATAAGAACGCATCCTGGAACCTCATTAATAATTCGTTCTCCAATTTGTAAATATTCTTCGGCATGTAATATTTTCCCTTGTTGGCTTCCTATGATATGAAATCTTTCAAGATCTATTCCTGGTATTCCTTCTAAATCTCTCTTTTTTAGTCTACC